CTCCCCATCCTCATACCAATGGTGTGACATGGATACCAATATGCTGATGGTGGGCATACTGCTGGGCCTCATCGGAGTCGCTGGGCTTAGCGTGATGGCATACACCTTATGGAGTGAACATGGACAGTGAGAGAGATAGAAGGATCAGGTCTGCGGGTGTACTGCAATCTGTGATCGCAAGCGGTGCCCCCGTAAATGAGTGGGTGGTCCGTTCTAAGTATGGCCTCCGCATCGTCAACTACTTGACGGCGGGGCTGGGAGGGGTGAGGCTGAAGGCCCCCAAGATTCCTTCGGCATTGGAGAATGACAATGGCAACAACTAAGATCAAGCTGACCAACCGTAAGCTGCTCACCCCCAAGGGACAGTTCCAGTGGGCGTACCTGAGCAAGCCGGATGATGCTTTCAACAAGAGCCAGTACCGCTGCACCATCTACTTCTTGGACAAGAAGGACGAGGAGTATGTGGCGTTCGTCGGCAACATCAAGCGGCTCGCCAAGGAGTACGCCAAGGAGATCGGCAAGCCGATCAAGAGCGTCAACATCCCGATGAAGGTAGCCACTGAGAGTCAGGCCGAGAAGGCTGGCGTCCCGGTGGGCACCCCGTTCATCGAGGCCAAGACCAAGGCCATGACTAAGGAAGGCAAGGCCAAGGGTCCGGTCGCTGTGTTCAATGCCAAGGGACAGAAGGACATGAGCCTTCAGGTCTTCGGCGGGGACATCGGTAGGCTGGAGATCACCGTTGACGGGTACGATTCCCCGCCACCCATTGGCCGGGGCCTGACCCTGTACCTCAACGCCGCCCAGCTTCTCAAGTCGAGTGGCAAGGGCAGTGCGGGTGGTATGTTCGAGCAGGAGGATGACTTCCTCACGGATGACACCGACGACAGCCCGGTCAACGAGGCTGACCCGGATGAGTTCGAGGATGAGGACGAGGAGGACAGCGACTTCGGGGAAGGCGATGAGGACGAGGAGGACAGCGACGAGGAGGATGACGATCCCACCGCTGGCCTTCTGTGATCCGAATAGTTCTGGACGTAGTGCCGGTCCCTGCTTCGAGGCCCCGTGTCTCGAAGTGGGGCACCTACTACGGCAAGACGTACAAGGCGTTCCGCAAGGCGATGGAGAAGGAGCTATCAGGATGGGAGGACCCACCCATAGCGGGTGCCCTCATCGTGGATGTCACGTTCCATTGCAAGACGCCAAAGAAACCCACCAAGCTGTGGCCCCGTGGGGACATAGACAACTACCTCAAGGCACTGTTCGACTCGTTGAACGGTATCGTATGGGGTGATGATGACCAGATCATCATGGCGGTGGGGTCAAAGGTATATGCGGACAACCCGCACATCGAGGTCATCATTAGACCGGGAAGAGATAGACCATGAGTGATACAAGCAAGCAACCCTGCCCTCAGTGCCGGGAGAAGGGCGAGGACACCAGTGGTGACAACCTCGTCAACTTCGGTGAGGGACGCGGGGCACACTGCTTCGCTTGCGGCTACCATGTCCACGGTGACGGGGTGATGAAGAGGACGGCATCGTCCAGCCTCTCCAGTCCCATCAAGGGCAAAGTCATCAGCCTGAAACACAGGCACATTGACCAACGCACCACCCACCTGTTCGACTACCGCTGCTATAGGCAGGGCGGGGTTGTCAAGGAGTGTGCCAACTACTACCTCGACGGCAAGATCGTGGCCCAGCATACGCGAGGCCCAAAGAAGCAGTTTAGGTGGAAGGGTGACACTGACAACCTGCCCCTGTTCGGGCAGTGGCTGTGGTCAGGTAAGGGTAAGCGTATCGTAGTGACGGAAGGCGAGATTGATTGCATGTCCGTCAGCATGCTGTGGCAGAACCGATGGCCGGTCGTGTCCCTACCCAATGGGATACAGAGCGGGCTCAAGTACATCCGCATGAACGCTGAGTTCCTGTCGGGGTATGACCAGATCGTCCTGTGCTTCGACAACGACGAGGCAGGGCGAGCGGGGGCTGAGGAATGTGCTGAGATCCTACCACCCGGTAAGGTCCGCATCGCACACACCTCACTCAAGGATGCCAACGAGCATGTGCTGAAGGGTGAGACAAAGACCCTGATGACTGCGATCTACGAGGCCCGCCAGTACCAGCCCGATGGCATACTGCATGCCAGTGATGTCACCTCAGGGGATGCACCCGTCCAGCGGATGTGGTCGTTCCCATGGTGCAACCTGACCAAGGGCCTGATGGGCCAGCGGTCGGGAGAGATGTCACTGTGGGCATCAGGCACGGGCAGTGGCAAGTCCACGGTCATGCGGGAGATGGTGTATCACCACCTGATTCGCGGCAGGACAGTGGGCGTCCTCATGTTGGAGGAGTCACCGCTCGAAACGCTAGATGACCTGATCGCACTCAAGCTGAACAAGGCAGTGCGTCAGATCAGAGCGAGCCGCATCCTCAACGCCCTGCTCATTGACGAGGGTGGCGAGGCACTGGACTTCGGGTTCCCTGACAACCTCACTGACGAGGAGTATGATGAGACACGAAAGTTCTTCGGAGGGCTTCCGCTGTACATATATGATCACCATGGAACCAATGAGTTCGGGTCAGTATTGCAGCGGGTCGAGTACATGGCAGCAGCCCTTGAGTGCGACATCATCGTTATTGATCATGTCACCGCACTGGTGGCTGGGATGGCTCGCAATGGTAGCGAGCGTGAGTGCATCGACGAGATTATGCGGCAGCTTCGGTCCATCGTGGAGCGAACAGGCGTACATATTGACATCGTGTCTCAACTGAACAGACTCGACGGCAAGGCAGCAGAGGAAGGGGCACAGATCAGCCTCAAGAACCTGCGTGGTTCGGGCTCACTGGGTAGTGTGCCGAACAATGTCATCGCCATCGAACGCAACCAGCAAGCAGAAGACCCGGAGGAACGCAACATGATAAAGGTGCGTATCCTCAAGGGCAGATTCATAGGTGACACGGGTATCGTAGGTCACCTCAAGTTCAACAAGCAAACCCGTCGTCTGGATGAGGCCGAATGGACCGAGCCGGGCGACCACACGGAGATAGAAGATGTCGGATCAACGATCAACGCAGAAGAAATCCTCCCCGAAGAAGGCGGAGTCACTGAAGACCATGGACTTGGTGCAGCCGTGGCCTGATGGCAAGAGCATGCACCAGCTTGACGAGTTGAACATCATGTTCAGCACCCGCGAGCTTCGGCTGGTGGTGAGTGAGTTGCAGGGGCGGGTCGCCGCCCTTGAGAATCGTCCCGTGTTCATGGACGCGAAGTGATCACATACCTCGCGGACATCGAAGCCAACGGCAGACTTGAACTCGACATGAAGCGTGGCGTGGTCAAGGTGCGGGAGGCGACGGTGATCCATCTGCTGGTGATGAAGAATCTCCAGACAGGCGAGGTCAAGGTGTACCGCAGGAACGAGAGAGAGGACACCATAGCTGAGGGGTGGGCCGAGCTACAGCGAGCCGGTCTCGTCATTGGACACAACTTCATCCAATACGATTGGCCCCTCCTCTGCCGCCTCGAAGGAGAGCCCGCCCACCGGCCCAAGATATTCGATACCTTGGTCGGCGGTCGGCTACTCTGGCCGGATGAGAAGGCTCACCCGTATGGTGGTAACTCTCTCGATGCTCTGTCGGTGGTGGCTGGCGGTGCCCGCAAGATGCCCTTCAAGGGGCCGTGGGATTGCTGGTCGCAGGAGATGGAGGACTACTGCATCGGGGATGTGGAGGCAGAGGAGAGCATTTTCCTATGGATGCGACCTCGCCTCCAACCCTATGCAGTGGCGTTCCGCATCGAGACCCGCATCGCTACGATCATAGCCGCCCAGCAGGAGAACGGTGTCCGCATTGACATCGAGCAAGGCGAGCAACTGATCGAGCGGATGGAGATCGTGAGGGCCGATGCCCTCGACAAGTTGCAGGCTGCATTCCCTCCCACCGTGGAGGTAATGAAGTCACGGTGGTGGCTGGGGGCTGACGGCGTGGAGTACGACACGAAAAAGTCTGGTCCCAAGGATGGGGAGTGGGGTGAGTTCAAGACGAAGGAACACCCCTTCGAGTGTACGACGCAGCACCTTGCCCGTCGCTTCAAGGAGAAGTATGACTGGGACGCACCGCTCACCAAGAAGGAGAACCCCTCCATCAAGGAGGATGTGCTGCTGGCCCTCGACTTCGAGGAAGCCGAGTGGGCGTACCACCACAACATGGCGAAGATGAGGCTGGGGCACCTGATGGACTGGACTATCAGGGCACGGGAGTGCCGCACCCCCGGCGTCATACACCCCAGCATCAACACCAACGGTGCGGTCACGGGCCGCATGACCCACAGCCAGCCCAATCAGACGGCAGCACCCAAGGTGCAGACCGACGAGGACTCAGGCCACCCGCTGCTGGAGTGGGAAGGACGATGGGGGTGGGAGATGCGGTCACTGTGGAAGCCAGCCCATGAGGGGTGGTGGCAGTGGGGTGCAGATGCGAGCGGGCTGGAGTACCGCATGCTGGCCGATGCCATGTGGCAATGGGACGGCGGGGCATACGCCAAGATCATCCTGACTGGAGACATTCATGAGCATAACCGAAGGGCAGGCGGGCTTCTTACTAGGTCCCAATCGAAAGAGACTGGATATGCCTTCCTTTACGGAAGCGGAATGGAATCACTTGGTATCACTATCGGAACCCATCCTTCGCTTGATGGTAAGCAACGGAAGAGGTATTCCAAGCTGCTTCGATCCGAGAAAGGTCGCAAGTCTATTGGGGCGGGGTTCCGACGCAACCTTAGGAAGGGACTGCCCGCCCTCGGCAAGCTGATCGACCACTGCATCCACGCCGCCGACCAGTACGGCTATCTCACGCTGTATGATGGACGCCGGGCACCGGCCCGCAAGTCGTATGCCGCACTGAACACCAAGCTACAGGGCAACGGGGCCATCGTGATGAAGCTCGCCCTGATCCTGTTCGTGCATCGGATGGAGGTTGAGTTCGGGTTCAAGCACGGGGTGGAATACGCCCTGATGCTGAACGCACATGACGAGTTCCAAGGCGAGGCTCTCACCAAGGTGGTAGCAGAACATGCGGGTCAAGCCGCAGTGTGGGCTATCGGTGAAGCGGGCCGTCGCCTCAAGTGCAAGATACAACTAGATGGAGAGTATCGGGTCGGCAAAAGCTGGGCCGAGACACACTGATGAGAGTAATACTGAAGACAAGGTGCGGGTGTACCCGCATTATCTGCCTGACCGGGTGTCCGCCCAATGTTAGGGTGCCGATGTTGAGGCGGGTCAACGCCCTTCGGCACAGTCCGGGCGACATCGTGGACACACCGTGGAACAACCCCGACTATGTGTACCCCATTGACGACCGCCTCTTTACGACCACCGGGCAGCGGGATGAGGACACCGGGCTGATGCTGTATGAGGAGGACTGATGTACAAAGGAACACACGCATGGGGCAACACGGTGAGTGCCCAAATCCACACAGCAGTTGAGCAACTGCTTGAGGATGGACCTTTCAAGACCGAGAGTTGTCGGGACATTCGCACTTGCTCGCAACTAATCAGCCTGCATTGGAGACCCTTCAAGACGGGGCCGACGTTCTGCTCCTTTATACGGTACGACGACGGCTTCATCATGACCGATATGTCGGACAAGAAGAAGGGAGACATCGCATGGACTATCGGGATGGACTTGGCCTCAAGATTTCCTGAGATGCTGACCCGCATCTCAGACAACAGCGATAAGTGGGATGCACTGCAAACCAAGATTCACAACCGAGTATGGAGGAGAGCATGGCGAAATACTACTGCACTTTGGCGAAAGTTTACGATGTGGGAGAAGGCGGGCAACACCACGCATGACTGATTACTACTGCACCCTCGCCAAGGTTTACGATGCGGATAAGCACGACGTTACGGGGTGGGTTTGGAGCGAGAAGCTCGACGGAGTGAGGGCACTGTGGCGTCCCGACGAGGGCCGCTTCGTGTCACGCAGCAACAAGCCACTCAATGTCCCGCCGTCGTGGCTGAAGATGATGGCCGAGGTGAAGATACCCCTCGATGGCGAGTTCTTCATGGGCCGGGGCCGTTTCAATGAGACCATCTCGGCGGTGCGGAAGAAGGCACCCACTGAGGAGCAGTTCATCGGCGTGAAGTACGCCGTGTTCGACGCCGTGGTGGAACAGGCCGACTTCGCGGAGAGGCTGAGCATGGCAGAGATGGCAGTGGCTAGGGTCAAGGACACCCGCCTCTTCGTTCACCTCCATACGACCGTGACCAACATGGCCTCGATTGGCGTGGCGTATCTCTCCATCATGGCGTCGGGGGGAGAGGGCATCATGTTCCGCAACCCCGGTTCGCAGTACGAGTTCAAGAGGACGAGCAACCTACTCAAGATGAAGGGGGAGATAGACGGCAAGGCCACGGTGCGGGCAATACAGCCCGGCAAGGGCAAGCACGAAGGACGCATGGGTGCCCTTGAAGTGGACGCCTTCTACGAGGGCAAGGCCATCTCATTCGAGGTGGGCACGGGGTTCACTGACGAGGAGCGGCAATGGTGGTGGGACAATGACCCCGTGGGTCAGGTCATCCGGTGGCGGGGGATGGAATTGACAGTGGACGACAGCGTTCGCTTCCCAGTGTATGTATGCAGAGATGAGGGAGACTAAATGCAAATCGTAGGATTCGGTGGGCTCGCTAAGGCGGGCAAGACGACAGCAGCGTGCATCTTGTCAACGTGGGCATTCGAGCGGGGCTACCATGTGGTGGCTGACCAGTTCGCAAGGCCCCTCAAGATGGCCGCGAGGATGATGGGGTTCATCAAGGGTGGGGAGTACGATGACCTGTATCGTGATTTCTGCCAGTACGCCGGGACCGACTTGGCCCGCAAGCGGGGGCATGTGGACTGGTTCGCCAACCTGATGCAGAAGCGTCTGGATGTCTACGCCCTTGAGGAGCAGCAGCGTATGGCGGTGGAAAGCGGGCCAATCACAGAGTTCCATGAGACCATCGTGATCGTAGATGATCTCCGGTTCCAGAACGAGGTTGACCTACTCAACCTATACAAGGGACGCACCGTGTTCATCTGTGCAGCCCAACGGTTGAAGGATATGGACGCCAAGTGGCGTCAGCATGAGAGCGAGGCCCTCGCCTATGACTACACTTACGGCAGGCTGCCGGACAAGACCTTCAACTTCAGCGTACCGAACAATAAGTGGAGTGTGTCGGAGGATGACCACGATGGAATCACCTTCCCACTCCTGATCAAGGCCATCCACGATTTGGCCCCCACACTGGCGTCACTGGACGCAGCGGAGAGACTGCATGAGTAAGTGCAAGTACGGGGTGGAACTACACCCTGACTGGTGGCGTCCCCATTGGGATTATTGTGCAGGCTGTTGCCGAGATTTACTGAAACGATTTGAGGAGATACTTACATGAGTGAACGACGATACCACACCGAGCGGACGGCCCTGATTGACGCCGATCACCTTGCCTACCAGCAGGCGGCGGCGGCACATGCCAACCAAGACTCGGCACATGAGATGAATGAGCGTATTCAGGACCTGTTGGCGGCATACACCCGCCTCGCCTGTTGCACCAAGTTCATCACCGTGTTCAGTTGCAGCCGGGAGGACAACTTCCGGCGTGGCATCTACGCACCGTACAAGACCAACCGCACCGCCGAGCCCCCAGCCATGTTGGATGCGGCTCGTCAGTTGCTGGCTGAAGCAGGCCCCACCATCACCCGCCCCAAGGTGGAGGCAGACGATGTGATGGGCATACTCCAGACCAACGGCAAGATCGCCCACACGGTGATCGTGTCGGTGGACAAGGACATGCGGTCCATCCCCGGTTTGCACCTCAACCCCACCAAGGACGACTTCCCGGTGCGGGTCACACTGGAGGAAGCGGACCACGCCTTCTATGTCCAGTGGCTCACTGGCGATCCCACTGATGGCTATCCCGGCATCAAGGGAGTAGGCAAGGTCAAGGCCGAGAAGATCATACGCTATGCTGAGAACGGCACGGAGCGAGCGATTCTTGAGGCGTACCGGAACGCGGGCAAGACCCCGTTCGAGGCCATGGAGCAGGCCGCGTGTGCCCGCATCCTGAGGGCAGAGGACTGGAGCGTCGAGGGAGGCCCCATCCTGTGGGAGCCGGGCATTGATGTCGCGGAGGTTTGGGAGGAAGAGGTGGTATGACCAATTTGGACGGAATATCGGGACTCTCCCGGAACACGCCCTCCACAGTGACCCTCACAGTCTACTTTCTAGGCCCAATAGCGGGCAAAACGCCCCTTTGGATACGTTTGGCCCGCCTCCGCTACTCCCACATCGCCTTCGCCATCGGTGGCAAGCTGTGGGACCAGCCGTTCAACGACTATTGCCATGTCTACGACGAAGCCGAGTGGTTGGTCGAGAAGAGGAAGACCGGAAACCGCTCATACGCGGCATTCACTGTTCGTGGTGAGTTGGACTGGAGTGTTGCGGAAGACGCGGTGAATGGACTAGCAGGAGTGAGGTCTATACCTCCCCTGATTGCCCTTCGATGGCTACACCTGTGGCCCCGCCCCGTGAGAAATTGTGTGACCCCTGTTCGGACCCTACTGAACATCATGGGTCACTTCACAGACGAGGAGACTTGCGATGGGATCTACAAATCCCTCCGATTCGCCGCCAAAGCCTGTTGTGTTGGCCTTTACGGACTGGACCCCCGTGTCGTCCATGTTGCTGCGGGATCTCTCGGCCCTTATACAGGCACGAATTGAGAACCTCCAGTCAGGCGTAGAATACAACATGGTCACCGCTGAGGTGGCCCTCGGTATAGTGGCCCGATCACAGGGCATGCGGGATGTACTCTCCATGCTGGTGAAGTGCCACGCCGTGCAGAACCCCCCACCCAAGGAAGAAGAAGATGGGCGAACTCAAAGCAGACGGCGAGCCGGTCGCTGGCGGTCTCCCTCTCCCTCACCCGGATGAGGCAAAGATCAGGGCACAGAATGCCCGTCGAAAGTCTCGCCGGGCTCAGGCTGCATCGCTCGCCTTTCAGGTACAGCAGACAGAGGGCCAAGACCTCGACCGCTTCGGGGATACCCGTGTAGTGGGCGGGAGGTTCGAGAGCCTACAAGAGGTGCCGGATCGTGAACGCCCCGAAAGCACGGGCCTCGATCTGGACGACCTTATGCAGTTCCTCGGTCTCTTCAATTTTGATCCCCGTGTGATAAAAAAGTAAAGGAGTAGCGATGCCCGAACTGCCCATGAGTTTCAAGGATAGGTTCGACCACTTCGACCAACTCCGAAAGGAGGGGCTGGAGAGGAAACGTGAACACGCCATGTTGACGATGCCTTCTCTGCTCCCCCCGGAGGGACGGGCATCCAACACTGCACTTGATGTACCCTACAACTCGCTTTCAGCGGAGGGTATCAACAACCTTGCATCCCGCATCATGTCCGTGGTCTTCCCCCTCAACGGCCAGAGCGTCTTCGAGATCCTAGTCGAAGCACCGTTCAAGCCAGAGGGCAAAGACGACTCGGAGTTGGACGCGGTGTTCACCTCATTCGAGCAGAGTGTCATGGATACGCTCGCACCCACCAATATGCGGGCCTCGATCAACCTTGCGTATCGTCACCTGATCGCCATTGGCGATGTGATGCTGCACATGGACGACAACTTCAACTTCAGACTCTTCCGAGCCGACCAATATGTGGTCCGCCGTAAGCATGAGGGAAGCTGGGAAGAGATCATCATTCGTGAGGCGGTGAATGCCGAGTGGCATCCAGAGTTGAAAGCCCTCCCCAAGGGGGATACCAACGCCACGGGCCTCAGGGAAGATGGTACGCAGGAGCAATGGGAGCCCCTGTACACTCAGATTATGAAGCACCCTGATGGCAGCGTGTGCGTAGAGCAGGAGTTCCGGGGCCACAAGGTGCCCGGCACAAAAGAGAAGCATCTGGTATCACCCTACATGCCCGCTCGCTGGTCATCCCTGATCGGTGAGTCATACGGCGTGTCTCTGGTGGAAGATATGTTCGGTGACATCCGAACGCTCGACTCCCTCAGTAAGGCACTGCTGGACGGCGTGATGCTCAACGCAGAGTACCGCTGGATTCTGAATCCCGGTGGCATGCTTGAGCTACAGGACTTCCTCGACTCCATCAACGGAGACACCCTCGCGGGTGGCAGGGAAGACCTCACCCCGATGTCCTTCCAGAACAACGCTCAGGTGGCCGCTGCCCAAGCCGCAGTCGCCCACCGCGAAGCCATCCTTGGTCGCCGCTTCCTGATGAACAGTGCCGTGCAGCCTACGGGTGATCGCGTCACGGCCCGTCAGGTTACGCTGCTGGCACAGGAACTGGAGCAGGCACTCGGCGGCATCCTGTCGCTGGCCTCTACGGAGCTACAGGAGCCCATCATTCGTCGTGCCATGTTCATCATGGGTAAGCGAGGGTTGCTGGACAGCCGGATCATCGAACAGATCGATGAGCAAGGCGGATTCCTCAAGCTACGCCTCAGGGCGGGGCTGGAGATTCTCAACCGAGAGGCTGAGAAAGAGAACCTTGAACGAGCAATCGGTATCATGACGAACATGAGCGATGCAATGCTCGAAGGTGCGAATATGCACATCATTGGCCGCGACTGGTGGCAGGCACAGGGCCTCGACGCCAAGGGCCGGTGGAAGACCGACGAGGAAATGGAGCAGGCGAGGCAGCAACGTCAGCAGGCAGCCCAGCAGCAGCAAGTCATGCAAGCTGGTCTACAGGCGGGTGTTGCTCAAGCCTCCGAACAAGGAGATAGTCAGTGACTCAACTTCCCACGGGCACACCGCCCGTCGAGCCCGTTGCACCCGTAGAGCCCACGCCGGGCAGTGCGGAGTACAACGCTCAAGTCGCCATGACGGCACAGCACAACATCCCCGCCAAGTTCCGCAAGCCGGATGGCACGGTGGATGAAGCCCTGCTGCTGGCGTCATACAAGCAGCTTGAGCAGTTGCAGCGAGGAGTAACCCCGGACCCTACGGCGGGGGTTCCAACCCCTTCCCCACAGGAAGTGTTGAATGGTACGGCTGGGAACTCAGCAAGCCCCGCTTCTACTACGTCGCCAGCCCCATCGACTTCCGGTACAGTTGAAGAGATCCTCTCACAGGAGAAGGCCCCTGAATCGGTTATCAACTGGGGTGCTGTCCGCTCTGGTACGGCTACCGAGTCGGATGTCGCTGCCATTCAGAAGCTGGGCGTACCCGATGACTTCATCAAGCAGTTCACCGCAGACCGACAGGCCGCGAAAACCGCTGCTATCAAGGAAGTCGCGGAGTCCATCGGTGGTGAGGAGAATCTCAAGGCCACTCTAACGTGGGCACAAAAAACTCTGAGCGAGTCAGCGTGGAACGATCTTCGCAAGGCTGTCTCAGAGGGTACACAGAGCAAGACGCTGTTGATTGGGCTGCATGCCCAGTATGTGGCCTCACAGCCCAAGGAGTCGAGCCTTGTAGTTCCTGCCGAAGGTGGACTGGGCATAGGCACCTCCGTTCCGCAACCTTATGCCTCCAAGAAGGAGATGTTTGCGGACATGGGTGAACTTGATTCGTCGGGCAAGGAAATCTACTCCTACAGCCCGGTGAAGCAGAAGGATGTTGCCTTCCGCATCTTCATCACCAATGGTGGAAACCCCGACAACTTCGAGAGCCTGTACAAACCGGCCACTGACTATTGATCAAACGGGTGGCAGAGGTGGGTAGCTCCCATCTATGAGCCGGTACTACGCTGAGGTTCGCCCCTCGGCTGCTCCTGCCGCCCTATTTATCTTGGCTAGACGACGACGACGACGCCACCCCGTCCCCACCCTTATCAAGAGCGTGGGGGCTTTGTTCAAGACGACTTCCCCTCCGGGTCAGTGTAGACGCATGCTTCGGGCCACCTCAGGTAACGCCAAAGCTGCATCCTCTACCTCACTCGCTGACAGGCCCGTTAGGCCCACCCCGTGGTGGCACAACCTAGAGAGCGGCACAACCTGAATGGGACACCAGAATCATTTACGTTTACCAACCATAAGCAGAAGGAGGCTACCCAAAATGGCTAGTCCCTCACTTCCGATTCGCTTTGGTTCCAACACCGCTCTCACTTCGCCCGCGTTCGATGACCTGTATCTCCCCATTTTCGGTGGAGAGGTCCTCAAGCGTTACAACGAGTTTCTCGGCATCACTTCTAAGATGAAGCGTCGGGATATCACCGTTGGCAACACCGCTCGCTTCCCGCGACTCGGTGGCATGACGGCTGAGCGACATGCTGTTGGTACTAAACTGCTGGGCCTCGACGCCGAGCAGACCGAAGTGACCATCACGCTCGATGAGCGTCCGCTGGTCTCTCACTTCCGCCTCGATGACATCGACCAAGCTATGTCGCACTTCGAGGTCCGATCCGAGTACGCGATGCAGGCCGCACAGGCCCTCGCTGAAGCTCAGGATCAGTTCTCCCTGCGGCTGGCGATCAACGCCTCCCGTGAGACCCCGACCACCGTGTACGGTGGCTCAGGTTCCAACTTCCCCGGTGGTGGCATCGACGGCAACGGACTCGCTGCGGTCGGCACACTGTGGGCGGCTGGTGTAGAGCCCTCTGTGGCACAGGTATTGGTATTCCTCGGCCTGCTCGATGACATCTCAATTCGGTTCGACCAGTTGCGTGTCCTCAAGCCGAGCCGTTGGGTTGCCGTGGACGTTCCGGCGTTCCACCGCATCCGCGACATTGGCTTCCCGAAGAATCCCACGGACCTCAATAACGCCCTTCTGCCGCTGTTCAGTGGCGACGGACGGCATGGTCCGACGACCACGCAGAGCGTTCTCATGCCCGGCGATACGTTCGCCTCAACGATTGCCTACAACGGCTTCACCATCTTCCCCTCCAACATTTGCTCGACCGTCTTCGGACAGGATCTGTCCTCGGACGACGAGGCCAAGTATCAGGGTGACTTCACCGCCACCCGTGCGATGGTGTGGCAGGAAGAGGCGGTCGGAGTGGCTGTCAAGATGGATGTCAACAGCGAAGCTGAGCGAGACATCTCGCGTCAGGACTGGCTGTTCGTTACGAAGATGCTCTCCGGTGGTGGGACGATCCGTCCCGAAGCTGCCGTTGAGATCATTGACGACTAAATCCAAAATCAACTGAAAGGAGCCATTCAATGGCTGTTCAGAATACTCGGTTCACGCCCCAGCGGCGTGGACCCTCCCTTCAGGACGGGGCAGGCGGAACAAGTGACCGGGCTAGAGCCCGTGAGCGTGATCCGGTTCTCCGCAATGTTGGGGCACTCACGGAAATGATTCGCCTGCTTCCGGGTGGGGCCGATGTTTCCGGGGGTGATGCCCATGTGTATGACTTTGGCGGCTGCGACAAGATGTCGGTGGGCCGCTATCGTTTGACTCGACAGACTGCGGCCTCCACAACTGCCGAGCCTCTCAGCGACTACACGCACTGTGAGTTCGATATTATCGAGGTTACGGCGGGTGTCTTCACGGCCACCGTCACGCTGACCATCGATGATAACGATCCCGACATCGTGTCGGCACAGACCAACGGAACCATCCTCACGGCAGTGGACCCCGATATCGCGGGAGCGACTTCGGATACACGGGCCACGGTGTTCGTTGCGGATGCCGCTGCGGTTACGGAACTCGCTGCGGCTGGTGTCGAAAGTGGATCTGCGGTGATTGCTGTTGGCGATCTCGTCCTTATGGACGCGGAAGAGGCCAGCAACCATGTGTTCACCATGCGGCGTCTGAGCTAAGACAGACTCTCCTCTCTCACTCGTCCCCCTTGGGTCTTCGGACTCAAGGGGATTTTTTTCGTTAGGAACGCCATGCCCCTCAGACCCCGCGAGATCAACGACTCCCTTAGCTCTGCTGCTATCACGGCCCTGATCCGTGAGTCGGTCAAGAGGGAAGTACGTCGTTTGAATACTACCATCGGTAGTCTTGATCACGGGGCTTTGCTGGGCCTCAGCGACGACGACCATACGCAGTATCTCACTGAAACCCGGCACGATGCCCTCCCGGCTGACAACCCCCACTCGCTGACGTTCACCCAAGCGGTCACTGCCGATGGCGGCACGGACATCTTGGCGTCAGAGGCTGAGACCCTGACGGACGGCTCCAATGCGGATGCCCTCCATGTGCATGCCGCTATAGACGGGGCAGACCACGGGGCTCTTTTGGGGCTAGGGGACGACGACCACTCTGCGTACGTTCGGAATGTGACCGGCACATTCATAGACGGCACTATCCCTCGGCTAGACGGCACCGGAGGTCGAGACCTCCAAGGAGCCGTGGTGGGTGACGGATGGGTTATTCTAGACAACCAGAGAATGATTGCCCCAACAGCCGCCACGTTCGACTTGGGTGCTAACGGAGTGTTCATTGTCTTTGACGCGGATGGGGACTCTTCCGTGGGCTCCTTCATAGATGACATTATCGTCTTCGCCACTGGGGGGGTTTCTAGGTTTTCCATCACCAACGTGGGTGTCTTTTATACCACCCTTATAAATCTCCTCGGCAACGAATTGGTCTTCGACTCCGATGGTGACACCTCCATTAGTTCCGCTGTGGACGACATTCTGGTGTTCGCCACAGGCGGCTCTACCCGCATGACCCTGACCAATACGGAACTCGACTTCAACACGGCGATTCTGTTGAACCACTTGGAGTTGATACTTGACAATGAGGGTCTTGCTAAGATTCGATCCAACGCGGTATCAGGAGACCAAATTGAGATTGAGCATAACAGCAGCGTTGTAGCCTCGTTCTCTAACACCGGGATCAACTTCAACGACACGGTGACCATGAATGGTGTAGGGATCTTCGGAGCATCCATCCTGTCTATGAGTGGCCCTATAGACATGAACAATAATGACATCGACACAGAGGGTGGAGACATCCTGTTGGGTACTGGTCTACTCGATACCGAAGGCGGGATCATCCAGTCAGGTGGTGCCCTCATCGACTCCGAGGGTGGCATCATCGACACCGGCGGGGCTAACCTGTTCCTCGGTTCTTCCCCCGGCACGGAAAGTGGTGTACTCGACTTCGAGAGTGACGGCACCGTAACTATCCGATCTGACGCTGCCGCAGTGGGGTACATCTTCAAAAGCATCTTTGATATATTCAAGATAAACCTCAATGAATGTAAAGGGTTGTTCAGCACTATGGCTTTCGGCGGTGCGGGCAACGTGACTTACGAGTTGGACTCATCTGGTAGCACTAAGATGGACACTACCGGTGGCGGGGCTTCTGCGACAATCCGCTTTACCATCAACAATACGTCAGCAGGACAGTTTCAACTTGTCGGCGGTGAAGCGAACTTCACGGCCCCTCTCTCCGTCACCTCCCCCGGCAACGCCTTGATCTTGTCGGGTGGGTTCACTACTAGCACTGTAGGTGGTGATCTAAGGCTACGCCCCGGTGTGGGTAGTACCACTGGCGGAAATGTGCTGTTCGAGGACGAGACCGGCAGCGAGATTGCTCGCGTGGACTCAGTAGTAGGAGCCTTCATCGTGGACACAATACTTGACATCAATGCCCCCATCGCTTTTGGAATTGGTAACCCGTGTACTCTAGGAAACACCACCGTCCTAGGTCCCGGCACAACGCAACAGAACGAGTGGGTGCAAATCAACGTGAACGGCAATACCCGCTGGATCGCAGTGTGGGCTTAGGAGAAACAATGAAGTACATGAAACTGACTGTCCCCTTGGTGCAGAAGCTAGTAGACTATCTGGTGACTAAACCATGGGCCGAAGTAAACGAATTGCTAACGCTCTTACAGCGTACTAAGATAGAAACGGAGGAAGCCGATGGCGACAGATGCGTCAATGACGAAACTGGAAGCAGTGAACAGGATGCTGAGGTCAGCTAAGGAGCACCCGGTCTCCTCCATCATCAGCGTCACTGAGAACGACAGCCTCATGGCGGTCTCGGTCCTTGATGAGGTGACCCGAAGGGTCCAGATGAACGGCCTGCACTGCAACCAGACACAGACCTCCTTCACCCCGGACGCCGGGAACAACAACAGGGTGGTTCTCCCCGACAACACCCTACAGGTGACCGGGTGGAACGAGCATGCGAACCGCAACTACTTCCACCGCTGTGTGGACGGGGTTCTGCTCCTGTTCGACGCCACCCCGGAGCCCCTCGCCGCTGCGACCACTGACTTCGATGACGACGACACCGTGTTCGTCCGGCTCACACAGCTTCTGGAGTTCGAGGACCTTCCCCAGCCCATCCAGTTCTGGATCGTGGACGAAGCGGCGGTCGAGTACCATATGTCCGTGCTGGGCTCCAGCATGATGCACAGGCATCTGCAAGAGACCGCCTTCCGAGCCCGCATCGAAGGCCGGAAGTACGACATGCGATCTCGCCCCGTCAACATCATCACCAGTGGCCGCTCTATGGGACCTCGCCTCGGCATCGCCGGTGCTCCCCGTAGTTGGCCGGGCAACGACATGCGGAGACAAGGCTAATGCCAAAGCACACTGCTGCCGAGAAGCGTAAGAACAAGAAGGCGAAGAAGTCTAACCTCGCCCCGCCGTTCGAGAAGAAATCCAAGAAGAAGAAGGGTAAGTAATGCCACTCGCCAACATCCGAATCCAGTCCCTCATGGGCGGTGTGTCCCGGCTGTCACAGAACCAGCGGACTCCATTCGAGGTGGAGGCAATGGACAACTGCGACATCCAGATCACACGCGGCACCGACAAGCGTAATTCGCTGGAGCATATTGCTGGCGTGGGCGGGACCCAAGAGGCCCTGAACATCACGCTCGCGGGCAACGCCTTCATGTTCTGGATCAACCGCAGTGCGACAGAGCGGTTCGTGGTCTTCGTAGACCCCGACGCCGCAGATGATCTGAACATCATTCAGGCATTCAATATCGTCACAGGGGTAGAGGTCTCCGTGCTGGCAGAGGAAGCTGACGGAACAGAGTCTGCTCTCGATACAATCGAGGATGACATCGTTGCGATGGTGGCCTATCTAGCCAGCGGAACGCAGACCATCCGGCAGCGGTTCCGTGCAGTGACAGTGGAAGACTCCACCTTCATCCTCAACCGCGAGGTGGAGACCTCCCTTGAGGGCGATGCCATAGACTATAAGGACGCGGCGATGGGTAACCTCATCCGCCTCCAGTCCGATCCCAACAACCAACCGTCATGGATCGACTTCGACCAGCCCCCGACCACCGTGGAAGCCTACCCCGACCGCGACGACCTAGTGACCGGGGGAGAGGTATCCGGCACCGGCAACGTCATCTGGTACGCCCGTGACGACGATAGAGGACTCCCGCAGGGATTCTACTGGGCCACCAGTGCCACCCAGCCGCCGTGGTATCAGAGGCTCCCCACGGAGGGAGCTAACGGGTTCCTCCAGCGGGACACCATGCCGCTGCGGCTGGCATTCGACGGCACCCGCTTCCTGCTCCAGTTTGTAGACTGGACAGAGCGGAGGGCTGGCGACAGCACCACCAACCCCGGCCCGTCATTCATCGGACTCAGGATGAACGACATGGCGTTCCATCAGGGACGCTTCTGGTTCCTCGCCGGGGAACGCATCGTGTCCAGCCGGGTGAACGACCTGTTCAACCTCTGGATCGACAGCACTGCTGTAGGCATCGTGACGGACGCGGACCCCATTGACCGGGGCATCCAAGGCCGACGCATCTCGAACGGGCTGTTCGCGGAGTCCTTCCGCGAGTCCCTGATCGTGATTACGGACGGCAACCGACAGATAGAGGTCCGAGCTAATGGACCCATCACGCCGGGCACGGTGCAGTTGTACGACAGCACCAACGTGTTCGCCGTGGGGTACGTCAAGCCAGTCATCAAGGGCTCCCAGTTGTACTTCCCCAGTGAGCAGGACTTTGCTATGATCCTGTATGAGTACAACTATGACCCGGAGCAGATCACCAACGTGGCACTGGACTTGACGGAGCGTATCCACGGATACATCCCCGCCGAGGCCCATACCATGGCGACCTCCGACTCCCACGACCAAATCTTTATGCTGACACTGGCCGATCCAGATGCCGTCTATGTGAACAAGCAGTTGTTCACCGGGGCTAAGCGTGTCCTCAACTCATGGTATCGCTGGGTCTTCCCCGGCGTGGATGAGGTTATGGGCTGCTTCGTCTTCGATGACTTTCTGTTCTTCGTCAACAAGCGTACCGGCACAGACGCCGTGCAGCGTGTGTTCCTTGAGAGGATGCCCCTTGGGCAGCCAGAGCAGGACACCACGGGCTCCCCGGCTCAGACCCTCGGCTACGCCACCCGCATAGACCGCAAGCAGGAGATTCAGGGCACCTACGATTCGGGCACTGGCCTGACCACGTTCACCCTTCCCTTCGAGGACGAGACCATCGACACGATTGTTCTGTCCGCGACATGGGACACGGTTGATACCAAGGCGGCGGGCACGCTCATCGTTGCCGCCGACTTCGTTTCAATCATTGCAGATTCCGGTGAGACTGATATCATCCTGACGGGTGACTTCGAGAACAACACGGACGGGGATGACGCCCCGGCGTGGCTGGGAATCAGCTACGAGGCCGAGGTCACCCTCAGTCAGCAGTTCGTGCGGGATCAGAATAGCAACATCCTGCACGGCAACACCCACCTCATGCGGGCCAAGATTCGGCACCGCGACTCCGGTGGGTACAAGGTCAAGATCACCCCTGAGGGCCGGGACGAACTCATCAAGGAGTTCGTTGTGCCCACCATCGGCAGCAGCCCCATCGACGGCGACCAACTGGACGACTTCGGTGAGTTTCAGGTGAGGATCATGGCCCACTCTCAGAACCTTGTCATCAAGCTCGTCAACGACACTCCCTTCCCCACCGCATGGGTGGACATGGAGATCGACTGCGAGTTCATCCCTCAATCCTACTCCCCGGTGAGATAATGACCGAGTTTAGTGAAGATATTGCAGAAATCTCTACCGGATTCGCAGAGGTCTTCTCCAAGGCTGCGATCTCGCAGAACATAGAGAAGCTCCGCATCGCAGAGGGAACCATCGGTGCCGCTACCGACGCCATCAATCTGGAGAAGGAAACAGGCCGTCGCAAGGTGGCCCAAGCCCTCGCCTTCAACACCGGGGCCGTGTCTGCACAGCAGGCATTCACCGGGGGTGGCCTAGCAGGATCGGGTGCAGCCCTTATTGACTCCGCTACCTTTCAGGCGGCGGATCAGGCCGCGATTATTGATGCGAACGCTGCGGCCAAAGAGGTCGCGGTCATCTTCGCCAACCAGCCCATCCTTGATGACCCCATCCTCGCGGCCATCCAAGGGCTGACCACGGGCCTTGAAGTGGGCACCTCCATCGCCAACTCCCTGTTTGCAGAGGCGGAAGTGCATAACTTCGCTGGGCCGGGCGGGTTCTTTACCCAATTCACCATCCCCGGATTTGACATCAACGACTTCATTGAAGGATTAGGAGGCCCTTAGTGCCTAAGGAAACCATTCGCAGAGTGCAGACGGGACCGGGGAGTGTAGCCCCCGCTTTCACCCCGCCCGCCACTCCGGTTGCCACCCCGTCCTTTGCTCAGCGGGAGGGGCCGACCAACTTCACGCAGTTCCGAGATGCCGTGCTCGCCGTGGGGCGAGGTGCCGCATCCGTGGCTAGTGCCCGGTCGAACATCGCGTCCCGCATGCAGGCCCTCAAGAAGCAGGGTGTTGCAGAGACAGAGAGACTGATTGAGAGGCAGAGCCAACAGCTACAGCAGCAGAGGCAGGGCGAGGCCGAGCAGGCCCGCAGAGCCATCCTACTGGAGGCTGAGAAGAAGGGACCGGACTGGGTGGAGCGTCAATTCCGCAGCAGGATGGTCAACGCAGGCTCCCGTGAGGAAGCCCTGTTTTGGGAGGGAGCGTGGCGTCCCGCTGCTGCCGCTGTCCATAGGGATAGCGAGGAGCAGTTCCGGCAGGAGTTCAACTCCCATGTCCGCTCTGTAAGCGACATCGCCACCACTCTCCAACTCCAGATAGATGCTGACCCCGCCACCAAAGCGGTCCTCATCGGTAACGGAGAGAAGATCACCAGCCGCGTACAGGACTGGATGATCCTCAAGGTCAACGAGGCCCAGCCGGGCGTCTTCGATCTACAGGAGGGGGACAGCGAGGACAAGGCCCGCAGCAAGGAGATGCTACTGCACCAGTTGATGCAGCAGTCCTTCAAGATCGCGGACGCCCTAATCGCTAAGAACAACGGCGATGTCGAGAAGTCTAACAACATCCTCGGCACCCAGCAACTGGAGGCCGATTTCTTCTCCACCATGACCGGACAGCAGGACCCCTCGTTCCTTCCCGCTCAGGTGGAGGCCACTATGCAGAACCGCTTCGGCCACCTCACGGTGGAGCAGCAGCGGGCACAGGTCCGCGTCATGATCACCGGCTCCCTCACTGCCCTCGGCAGAGGGGCCTACGGCATCGACGCCCTCAACAACATCGGCTTGGCTACCCACCTCCTCGACATGGAGGTGGACGGGCAGGCTATCTTCTCCCCTGCGGAGAAGCAGAGGCGAAGGATCGACCTTCTGGTACTCGCGGAGAACACGGCTAAGCGGGAGATGGAGTCCGAGATCGGACGGCTACGAGAGTCGCTCCGTCCTGACCCCAACGCCCTCGCCATAATGACCACCCAAGACCCCATCACGGGATTCACTCCCATTGACGACGCGGCCAACCGTGTCCTCGCAGAGATGGGCTTCCTTGGGGCCACGAACCTGAACCCGGAGGGGCAGCGAATCATCAATGCAGTACGCACAGCGGCTGCTAAGATTCTAGACGCCACTAGGGTGCAGAGAAACAAGCACTCCCTCTCTATCGCCAACCACAACATGGTTATGAAGGGGGACCCCGGTGCCAACGCCGACAAGGCTCACCGCTGGTCACCCTTCACCCGTGCTCATATGTCTGGTGTGGAGTTCGCGGTCACTGAGGTGCCCCCCATGGGCGATCAGGATATCGAGGAGTTCAAGGGCCTGCTCGTAGAGGTGGCCGGGAAACTGGGCATCAGTCGGGATGTGGTGGACAACTGGGACGGTCGGGACGCCGCGTACACCGACGAGAACGGGGACCTGAATAAGGTCATCGCTACGGCTGAGGCCCTCCAGTGGAACAACGACGCCACCCAGTCCTTCTATGGCATCCCCGCCGAGATGGCTAAAGACAAGATGGCTCTGCTCCGCTCCGACGACACCAACAGACTCATGGCCTTTGGTCACTGGGTCTCTGCTCTCAAGGTGGGGGCGAACGAGTCTTGGGACAACTTCCTCGACGCCAAGGGCGTGTCCTCTCAGGAGGTTGCGGCAGCTTGGTGGGTACGCATCAACCTGAAGCAGGGCAGGCCCCGCTTCACGGACACTGGGGAGGTTCTCCCCGGCGACTTCCAGACGGACCCTGCTGTCCTCATGACTGAGGTTCAGGCCATCATGCGTAGCAGGCCCGTACCCTCATGGTCGGGTGCTGACACCGGGCTGGATGATGTGGACCGCAGCAACGCGGCGAACATGGCAGATGTTATGGCTGAGATCGTCAGCGGTCAAGTAGACCTCGAAGGCGATGACAACGACCGCTTCGGGGCTCGCATCCAAGCTCAGTTCCTCCGTCTGTTCCTCTCGGACCAAGACCACACGGGGCGTATGCTCCGCAACCTCTGGTTCGCTGGCCGGGCCGCTGAGCCCGACCTAGACGACGCCCAGCGTGGGGCCATGCTCTGGTCATGGATACGGGGGAAGGGATACCGCTGGCGTGAGATCAACGACCGAGTGGTGCTGATCATAGACCCGCAGGGATACACTGGGGCCGAAGGGGCTTCCATCCAAGGTTCGGTGGACATGCACATGCAGATGCAGTTCTCCCCGCTGTACCGCTCTTTCATTCAGGACGCCATGGACTTGGAGCCCTTCGAGGTTCCCAACAACTACGCACAGATGTTCCTACTCGGATCTGGCAAAGACCCCGGCGTCGGGGGCACTTCAGACATCCGAGGACGATGGAATATGTCCGATCAGGTTACTGATCGGCTGCTGGAGTCCCGTGCCAACTACGGCGGCTTCGTCATCGAAGGCGTAGATCTCCGTGGCAACCCCATGGCTACCCCGCTTACAAAGCACCCCGCCCTCATGCGGTGGGACGACGGAACATCCTTCATGGTGCCCGCAGGGGTTACCATGTCTGTAATTGGTAACCAAGACCTGTTCGCCCCTGTGTTTAGACTGCCCAAGGCCCGGCAATCTCTCAACTTGCTGACACCGGCTAACGCCCCAGCACACGCGAGACCCGGATTCTCTCGGCCCCAGTTCTAAGCCAGAATTGCAAGGAATTAGTATGCCCGCTCGCTTCGACACTACCGGCTCAGGAAAAGAAATGCGTCGAGACCTCCTCGGCCATGCTCAGTATGAGCCCAAGATGTTTCTCGGTGGAGACTCCATCATCGGATGGGAGGCCACCTACACGCCCCCGGAGCTTAGCTTTTGGGGCGTTGTCACTCACGACAAGCAGATCAACGCTGCCTTGACGGAGAGTGGCAACCTCGCCACTTGGATGTTCAACACATTCCTTGACCCTCTGGTCCCCGGTGACCAGAGGTTCGTGGGCCTTGGCCCCGGCATGCTCATGCGAGCAGCGAACCCGGAGAAGGATGAAACGATCAGTGGGTGGAAACTCCTCAGCCGACAGATTTCCCCCGTCCAGAACGTGGCCGACATCGACCAACGAATCGAGTTCAGGGATGAGGACTTCAACGCTGAGGAAGCCACCAACCGCTGGATGAATGAAGGCAACAACGGACAGCTTCTCAAGATGGCACGGGAAGAGGGCTTCGACCTCGAAGGCATGCTTCGGGAAACCCGCAACCTGAACCACTTCGTCCACACACAGAACCTCATCTTCACCCACGCGAGGGCGTGGCAGAACATCCGTGCGTGGGAGGATAAGGCTGGCCTGACGGCCAAGTGGACAAGCCGCGTGATGTCGCTGGCTACCAACTACCTCCTGACGGACCCCACGGTCGCCCCGTCCATGGTCCTCCCCTTCGGGTGGGCACGGGCACTCGGCAGTTCCGTCAAGATCGGGTCCAAGGTCATCCGCCTCACCGCTCCCATCGTGGGCGGGCAGAAGGCGTTGGCACTGGGCAAGGCGGCTGCCTCCCTGTCCCCGGAGGCGATGCACATCGGCCTCGCCACCCATGTAGGGCACCGGGCTGCGGTCGCTATCGAGATGGGCGTCTACGGAGGTGTCTTCGATGGGGCAGTGCAGGCCCAGCGTATGGAGCAGAGCGAGATTCTCTTCGACAACCCGGACTACCAACAGTCCTTCTCTTGGGGCGAGATGGGTCTCGCCGTTGGAGTGAGTGCCCTCGCGGGATTCGTCTTCGCGGGGCGTGGCACCCACAGCCTCAGGGAGGCCCGCAAGGCAGTGACAGAGGTGGCCGGGGGTGGCCCCCACTCTCCCATCTCCCACTCCTTCGATAACGTCCCGGCCCAAGCACGGCTGGATCTCGCCAACGTCCGAGTACAGCGGGCCGCACAGGCGGTGCTGGGCTCGAAGGCTGGGGAGATTGGGCACTACCTTGACCCCACCCTACTCAGCGAGGTCGGGCTCACCCCCTTCCACATCGCTGTGGTGCTGGAGCAGTTGGCACGGGCTACCGCAGGACGTAACATATCCAAGGGTACTGTCATGCGAGTTCTAGCCGACCTCTTTACGGACGCGGCTGAGTCCCGTGCTACCCGCAACGTACTGGAGCAGACCTTCGCCACCGAGATCGAGAAGGCGGCACTGGCTAGGGCTCTCGCCCGTGCAGCCCGTGCCAACCCCAATGCCTCCAACATGGAGGTTCTGGACGCAGCTAAGCGACTGGTCCCGCAGGAGATCGAGAAGATCGAAGCGGAGATGCAGCGGCGGGCCGCACAGGTTATCCCCGCACAGACTACGGAGCTTGAGTATTGGCTCAACGAGTCCGTCGAAATTGCAGGCATTGCCCGCATCCGCAACCTCACGCAGGCTGAGCTTGACTACATGGCTGTCATCCGTGGCAAGCTCGCCTCACAGAATTGGACGGACCCCTTCGAGGGCCTCGCCTCCCAAATCAGCCAACGCTGGACGGACGGCTCCATATTCTCCCCGCTCCGTGCCCGCACAGGTACACCCCTCTCCAAGGCCATGACCAAGATCCTCTCGGAGGAAGAGGCTGTGGCTAAGGCGGTCAACGACCACATTCAGTTTGGTGGGGCCGATCTGAAGAAGACCATCACCAACGCCCGTGCTCGTTTGCGTCGGGCGAAGAAGTCCTTCGACAAGCTCGCCGGTGAAATACCCCCGGACACTATCGCCACTGTTCCTGCATCCGAGCTTACCCGCAGTGTGCGTAAGCTGATGCTCAAATGGGCGGCAGATCCCCCGAAGACAGTTCGGGCAAGGCAGCAGGCCCTTCAGGAACTGATGGACGGTAACGACTTCGGGGAGACAATCCTTATTGAGGATGTCTCCTTCCTCGGTCGGCTCGTCGCGGGCTGGGGCGGTGGACGGTTCCTCCGCTCTATCGCCACGGCTGGCACCGGGATGGATCAGACCATCCGGTCCACCCTCGGCATGCTGCGGGAGATCGCCCATGAGTTCGACAACGCGAAACTGCGAATGGGGGATCTTGACCCCACCCGCTTGGCGGTCCACCGGACCATTCAGGATCTACAGAACGACCTAGCCGTCCGTACCTCCGAGATACTGGACGAGCTTGGACGCCTGCACCACGCGGGCAAGTGGGGAAACTCTTTCTTCCACTACCCCACCTACATCAAGAAGAGGGCAGCCTTCGACAAGGAAGTCATCCGCCACATAGCGGACGACACCTTCACCTCCACTGACGCCGATGTCATGCGGGTGGCTGAACTCTGGCTGAAGCACTCTGAAGAGATTGCCGATGTCGGCCAAGCGGTGGGCACCCTGCCCAACCGTATCAAGGGCCGCAAGTTCTTCCCCCGTCGCTGGAACGTGGGCGTCATCGCCAAGGATGAGCAAGCATTCATCAACGACCTCACCGCCCACTTCGAGGCAAGGTGGGAACTGTCTGATGATATCCATCTGGATACCCTCGTTGCCATGAACGTAGCTTTCCGCGACATCGGGCAAGACGGAGAACTCAAGGGGTGGATAATCCAAGGCCGCAAAGGAACAACCCGATCCCTCAAGCGTAAAGAGCTAAAGGCTTTGGGTGTTGACGAAGGGGACTATAATACAGCATTGCGTACTATAGACCCGGAAGACGGGTTCACCCCGCTGAGCCGTTCCGCTAAGGACGCGGCTGCCCGGCTGCAAGGCTCCGACGCCTTCGAGCAACTACCGAACGGCAAGATCAAGAGGACGCATCACGGGTCACCCCGATCCGAGGGCGACCGGGCCATCGAGGAATCAGTGTGGAGCAACCCCGCTCTGCACAAGTACCTCGACTTCCGGTTTGCTAACGGCGTCCACCAATACATGAACAGCACCGCGATGCGTATTACGAATACGGCCCGCCACCAACAGCGGTGGGGCATCCCCGGCCTGACCATGGAGGAGACTCTCGACTTCATTGAAATCAAGTTGGCCTCTCTCCCCGGTACGAACATGACCAAGGATGAGTGGCGGGTTGGCATCAACACCCTACGGGAGAAGCTGCACCTCGCTGAGGGGCGGCTCCCCACCCTGCGGGACCACACCAACAAGTTCCAAGAGTTCCTCTCCGCTACCGCCAACGCTGCTGCCGGTGCCCTCTACGGGTCCGGTATCGGGCAGGCGGTGCTGTCCACCGAGGTGGCTCAGGCCATCATGTCCCGGCTCAACGTGCGTCCTGATGTCCTCGTTCAGAGGACCATGGGCATCTTCAAGAGCTTGGGGCGGGGCAAGGAGATGCGAGCGAACATGCAGGCTCTTGGCCTGACCGTCCGACAGTACCGACTCCACACGCTGGAGCGTCTGACAGGCGGTGCTGCCCACTCCGAGGGCTTCCAGTTCGCCATCGTGCCGAAGCTGCTGGGTCCTTGGATGGACGTTTGGGAGCAGTTCAGGGGCCGCACTGCCTCCTCCGGTGGTGCCGCTCTAGGCAAGGCCGGGATCGTCCCCGCCGCCCTCAGAGCCTACGCAGGCAACATGATGACCATCGGTGGCATGGACTACTGGACCCAGTTCAGTCGCATGCTCCATGTCCAGTCAATGCTGGACGAGACCGGACGGTTCTTCAAGGCTGCGGAGAAGACGGCCCAAGCACTGCAAGACAGTGCGGGCCTACTCGATGACATCGAGCGGAAGGCCAGTGAGGCAGTGCGGAAGGCGGCGAAGGAAGTCACCGACGAGGTGGAGAAGAAGGCCCTGACCAAGGGCCGTCAGGCTCGCTTCAAGGAGTGGCGGTCCATCGTCCGCAAGAACGGGTTCGGCGGCAACTGGCAGATCGCAGAGCGTATGGCACGGGCCAAGCTGCTCGATCCCCGCAGGCTCGCCATCCTCCGCAAGGCGGGCGATGCAACCGGAGCCCTCAAGGACACCGGCCTCTTCAAGACGTTCGATTGGAATGAACTGGGCAAGTACCAGTCATTCAATGCCGACGAACTCGCTGAGTTGATCTCGGCCAAGAGATCCCTGCGTGACATGATGGTTCAGACCCTGCACAAGCGGGTGTCGGAGCAATCGCTCATGCAGACACCTACCTCGCCAACATCCAGAACATGGATGGGCCGCGTTCACCTGTCCATGACCACCTTCGCAAGATCGTGGTTCGACAACAACATCCTCGACACCGCTCAGATGCCCGTAAGGGCGGCGACCGGAATGCTGGGGATGTACTTGGTGGGCGAGACCATGAACCGCACCATGCGGGACATCTGGCGAGGCCGTGACCTCGACTCCATCATGGAGGATGCTAAGGCTGACCCGGACAACTACATTGCACGGGCCTTCACCAACATCCCGCTACTCGGCCAGTACAGCATGCTCGCCCGCCCCGCCGTAGATGCACTGACCCTCAACGGTCGGATGCAACGGGTGGACACGGGAGAGAGTGCTGCCGAAGGGGCCTTCGGGTCCATCATCAACATGCTCTTTGACTCCGTACACGGCATCTCTCCCCTCGCGGAGGACGCCGAGGTACAGTCCCGTACTTGGCGTACCGCGTCCCGGTTCATTCCGGGGTATCGCACATGGTGGGCTATGCTGCTCTCCGAGGGCGTCAAGCAGACCACGGGCGTTGATGTGCCCGGCAGTATCGAAGGGGGAGGCCGGTTCCGCCGCTACGGTGGGCAGAGCTTTGACATCCCGGAGATACCGGACCCCGTTGATAACGCAGAGCTAAATGTAGGCCCTGAGTTTCCCGAAGACCTTTCATTCCTTTACAAGCAGGACTAGAATATGTCCCATGAACCTATTGGGGAAGCTAGCTTTAGCTTCTACACTGTCCTCAAAACGGATAGAGGATCTATTGATAAGTTCTTCCTCACCCGCATGGGACTTCTCCCTGCTTCGGTTTCCCCTTACGAGAAGCAACTTCGTGTTGCCGTCAACGGTGTCGAGTACACCTACGACGATGGCTCTGACCCCCTATTGATTACCAATAAGTGGCAGTACGAAACGACACCCAAGCCCGCTCAGGGCTTGCTGGTGTCGGATATTCGGATCGTGATGGGATCAGGTGTGCTACAGATCACCCAGTTCGGTATCCGAGATGGTGATGGCAACTGGTATACTGACCTAGAGTTTGGTGTCAATGTCTTCTTGGTCGGGGCAGGGAACGAGGAGAGGCTGTTCGACCTCGACGGTACTACCCAGTACAACGACAACGGAAGCCCTCAGACTGTATTCGTTGTCTTCGACAAACCGAGAGTAGTGAGTGCCTTTGGATGGGCTAGGTCCATCGGCGGGGCCGCCAGCATAGACACAATAGAGGTTGCCGTCAACGTGGGGGGCAACTCTATGCTGCTAGAAGACCCGGACTACAAGGTGGCAGGAGAACTAACCGGCATTGTGGCGGATGACTACACTGACCCCATCAACTACAACCCGGACAAAGACCTCCTGTTCATTGAGGTGGCAGCCTCGCTGGGTAAGGAGGACGACATAGTGAACAATCCAGTCGTATCTGTTACTCCTGACCTCACCGAAGATGAAGACCGTATAACCATCTGGAGGGAGACCCGACAGGACCGTCCCCACAACCCACCCCGTCCGGGTGCCCGTGCGGACGGAGATAACCTACACTGGTTCTTTACCCAGCGTCTATTCATCATGCAGGACTTGTGCGATTACCATGAGCTTGGGGCTTTCCTTGATGGAGTGCCGTATACTGCGGAGACTCATGATTACGATGCGGGTAACCAGAAGGCTGAGTTCTTGAACCACGGCCTTCAATCTGTATTTTCTATAAGAAGTATTGATTTTCTTTTGGGCATCCCCGGTAGGGACAACCTTGAGGACCAGTTGATTGTGGAGGAGGGCAACAGGACCGATGGCACCAGCGACTTCTGGCTTGACGAGACCAACGGCTACACGATAAACTCTACCGCTCTCACGGCTACCCGCGATGCTGGAACCACCTCGAAGGATGTTCGCATCCGCCGACAGACCAAGATCGACGGGCTGTGGTTCGACCTGAGGGATAAGACCCTTTCATGGAACTCCATGATCATCGTCCTCCTCATGCGACAGATTCGCAATCTCGTACAGGAGGCTTGCTTCGTCCCCACCTTCTTCGCGGGCTCGATGCTGTTCAATACCATCTTCCCACGCGAGTGGAACTGGCTGATTTACGGCGGGACGGACCCCTTCTTTATCTTCGGTGGTCCCTTCTGGACTGGCGATGGGGAGGTGGTGGTGTTCGACAACGAACTCATATTGACGGACCCCACGGACTACACGACCGAGTTCCCGCAGATCACCTTCAACGACAACCCCGACGAGCCCCACATAGGCACAACCGGGAACTACTGGTCGAACTCCGCATCGGTTCTTCCCGGCGATCCTGACGGCAGCGACGACGCGGATGCCAACGATCCGACCTCCGACGAATCCCCCATAGACCCCCTTGATCCACTCTTCAACGCGGGTATCGCCATCGGCATCAGCGTGAACTTCGTTCCCACCAGCCTTGTGCAGAGCGGACCCATAGAGGGACTGCCCAATGGTTTGGAAATCGAGACTATTTTCCAAGGTAATGGGACCGCCTTTGCTAACGCCATGTACCTGAAGATAAACCTCGTAGTCACCCAAGCCTTTGGCGGGCAGACGGTGGTGGGCAGGCGTGTGGTTGCATACTGTAATACTGTATGTAATGGCTTCGGATCATTCGGTCTCCGATGCGTAGTCCAGATGACTGACAACACTGGTGGTGGGTCATTCTCGGTACGCGAGAGCGGGGACTTCACTGGGTGCGGGGACAGCGGGGCCATCGTCACAAACGTCTTGGGGATGTGGAGTGACTGGCTGGCACACCGTGGTGCATACTCAACCCGTGAAATTGTCACGGGGGCAGAACGAGCTATGAACCAAATCATAAACTCGGAGCAAAACAATAGCATAGATCAACTGCTCTCTACAGGTATTGTTAGCGGGCTCAATGCTATTGTAGGACAGGACCAAGCAGGGGGTGGTGACGGCACCACCAATAACGACGACCTCAACGATGTGATGGGACCATAATGGAAAGTACAATGAGATTCATTCAACGTGTGGCGTTCGCCATCTTCGTCATCTGCGGCCTCGCTGGCATCGCCCTCGTACTCAGCGGATGCTCTATGGCCCGTGGGCCAAGCGGCGAGATCATCGTCGGCATCCCTGTGGGAGTGCTGGTGGAGACTAGCGAGCAGGCCCTCATCGGTGCAGCGGGAATGATCCCCGTGGTCGGCCCCTTCATCCAGACATTGCTGATCGGTGCAGGGGCCTCAGGGCTCACCGTCGCCGGTGCTGCTAAGGCCGGGCGTATGGCTCTGGAGAAGCGGCGGAAGGCTTCCGACATCGCCCGCGAGGAACTCCGGGTGGAGGTCGCAGAACTCAAGGCCGAGAAGGCCGCAAGGGAGGCCAATGCTTGAGACAATCGGACTGGTGGTGGGCGGGGGCATCCTCGCCGCCACCTTCAAGATCGCATACGAAATGGGCTTCATCAAACGGGGCCTCAATGGACTCGTTCGCAAGGTGGACGACCACGAATATAGACTCCGTGATATGGAGAAAGACTGATGGCATCAGCTAGAATCGACGGACCCGCAGGGGCCACCACCACGGTTATCGCGGCCCCCGGCGTAGGTAAGAAGATCCGCATCCACGCCATCTTCGCGGCGACGAACCATACCACAGGCAGCTTCCGGCTGCACTCAACTACCGTGGATGTTATTGGTGATGCAGGAATCCCAGTGAACAACACCACGATTGCACGGGAGGTCATCATGCCGTACTCGCCGTCCCCTTGGGCAGAGCTTGCGGATAATGAGGCACTCTCAGTAACCACTGTGGCCTCCACCTGTGTGGGGCGTGTCATCTTCCAAACGGTGGATGCCTAATGGGATCACCGCAGGAATGGGACAGCCTAGACCAGCCCGGCCTGTCAGCCGAGGAACTGGAAGCCAAGCTTCATGCTGGGGCAGCCCGACAGATGCTCAAGTGGATCGAGGCCGAAGAGGTCACCGCTGGGCAGATGCAGGCTATCCTCCGCTTCCTCAAGGACAACGATGTGACAGCCCTTCCAATACCCGGCTCGCAGATGGAGCGGATTGCGGCCAAGCTGTCCCTCCCATTTAGGATCACCGATGCTGGCACAGAAGCTGAGTCACCTCGATCCGACGACTGACCCCTTTCACGACTTCCGTAACTTCGCCTACCTGATCTTCACGGAGATCCTCAAGTTCGGGGAGCCTCACGCCATCCAGTACGACATCATGGACTGGATGCGGGGCCTTCCCGAATCGCAGGACGGCATCCGCCGAGGACAGGTACAGGCCATGCGAGGATGTGGGAAGTCCGTCATCTCTTGTATATACTGCTGCTGGCTCTGGTACTGCAATCCAACGATCCGCGTCTGCCTCATCTGCTCCAACGGAGTAAAGGCAGAAGAGTCCGCGTCGTTGGTGAAGCAGATCATGGATGCTTGCGAACTCCTCCACCACCTGCGACCTGACCCTGAAAGCGATGTGGTACTCCACCACGGCAAGAAGGTTCGGGGGTTGGCGAAGGAGCAGAACAAGATGACGAGGTTCGATGTCCGGGGAGCAGGCCCCGGCAAGGACCCATCGTTCGCATGTTACCCGCTGTTCGGAGGTTGGACCGGCTCCCACCCCGACATCATCATCCCCGACGACATCGAGATCCCGGAGAACTCAGGGACCCCCGGCAAGCGTCGGAAGATCATCAAGAAGGTTCAGGAGTGCGAGTCCCTCATCCTTGAGGGCGGCACCATCATGTACATGGGCACCCCGCAGACGGAGGAGTCCGTGTACTTCGAGTTGGACAACAAGGGCTACGCCATCCGCAAGTGGCCCGCTGAACTGGTGGACCCCGCTGGGGAGCAGGCCGAGTATGTCTCGCCCATGCTTCTGCAACGGGTACACGACGGGGAGTCCCCCGGTGACCCCTCCTACCCGGAGAGGTTCCCCCGTGAACGCCTCATCGAGAAGAAGGCCAAGGGCCTCGCGTACTACGCTCTCCAGATGCTGCTGGACCCCAGCTACTCGGACGCCGCACGATTCCCCCTCAAGCTGAGGGACCTGATCATATTCGACGCTCCGAGCGACTGTGCCCCCACCAACATCTACTACGGCGGAATCCTCAAGCGTATCCCCGATCTCCACCCGTGGGGACTGGGAGAGGACTACTTCTGTGGTCCCGGCCACATAGAGCCCCAGTACGAGAAGTACACCGACCTCCTCATGTACATTGACCCCGCAGGCGGTGGGGCCGACAGCATAGGCTACTGTGTCGCGGGAGTGCTCAATGGGATCATCTACATCCTCGACTGCGGCGGAATGCGGGGTGGGAACTCCGCAACCCTCATGGAGAAGCTCTCACGGCTGGGATTCAAGCACGGCGTCAAGAAGTACATCGTGGAGTCCAACTGGGGAGGCAGCAAGACAGAAAGTGCCTACGCCCAACTCCTACAGCCCATTCTCATCAAATGGAACGGGCAAGTGAGCGTGGAGCTAAATTACGTCACTGGGCAGAAGGAAACTCGCATCCTCGACACCTTGGAGCCCATCGTGGGGTCCCACCGACTGGTGGTACACTCCCGATGCGTTTATCGCAAGGATGACGACGACAGACGCAATTTCCTCTACCAGTTCACTCATCTCAACCGGGACCGTGGTGCCCTTGGCTACGACGACGAGATTGATGCCTGCTACGGTGCAGTGACCCAATTCGTGTCCCATGTAGTCCTCGATCCCTCCAAGAGGGAGGCCGAGAGACATATAGCCGCCTCCGTCGCTACTGCCGAGCAGTGGGACAAGGAAATGGCGGGGAAGGGCAGGAAGTCATGGCGAAAGGGCCGAGAAAGCCTGAGGCTGTCAAAAGGAAGATGGAAGAGAGCCTAGAGACCCGCCGAGCCCACATGATGGTGCTTGGGGTCGAAACTGGACGCCCCGACCTCCAGAAGTTCTTCGAGTTGTGCCTAAGGGCACATGCAATCGACACACTAAAGGAATTATGACGATGGCAGCATCACAGAAGAAACCAACGCTCTCTCAGTTCCAGAGAGCGTTCGTAATGCGACATTTGGCGAAAGTCAAGCAGATTGCGAAGGATCAGGGCACCGTGGTCACCGCAAAGGGCCAAGCTGCTGCAAGAGCGGCTGTTGAGCGTACTCTGCTCGCACAAAACCGGAGGAGATGATATGGCACACCGACAACCCCTTGCAACGCAAGGAAAACCCCCAACTGACACCGCAGGTGTCGTGGACAAGGTAAAACGGAGTGGACTGTCTGCCGAAGAGACCGTTGCGAAGAGTTTGGCCGAGGGCCGAGGGGAAGTGGACCCTAACGAGGTCGTGCAGCCCGCCCCGGTGGTGAAGGACCCCCGCGTGGACCCAAGGGAGCCTTTCTTGACCGCTGGCGAGTCAAGAGACTTCAATCAGGCCCTTTCCATGTGGTTGCTGGGGGAAACCCTCAGCGGACGCGAACAACCCGACCACGACACCCAAGCGACGGTGCGGACTGGTCTGGTGGACACCTTGATGGGCCAACGGGTCAATCAAGGGGGTGCGTTCATGCAATTCCTCGGAATGTAGGATCGACTGGGGGTAGGGTGTGGAAGCGGGGGGATCTGAACAAGGATCGCCCCCCGCACCCCCCGCCGACCCCCCCGCGTCCGATAACCTGCAACCGGCAGAATCGCTACAGATCGGACAACCGGGGGCCGCGTTATCGGACGTTCCGCCGCCCGCCGCAGGGTCCGATAACCTTTCCGGGGGGATGGTCCGATAATCTCACGGGGGTCCGATAATCAGCGGCTGGCACGCCGAGGCATGGTCCGATAACCTGCCTTTTTCGTCCGATAATAACCGCCCCCCTGCCGATCCAGCGTCCAGCGAGTTATCGGACTATTCCCTCTCAAAG